AATAATAGATATAAAGGCGGCCATCCTGGGTATCGAGTCTGGTTTCATTACTCGTAGCAGATCTGTATAATTGCCCACGTGTACCAGTTGAGAGGCCCAAGGTCCGTCAGTCCACAGTCGTTCCCAGGGTGGGCTGGCTGTGAGCATTTGCTCATAGTGTGCAGGATCACGAATCAACTGATACACACTCATGTTCAAAAAGTCTAGTTTAAAATATCCACGTTGCTCTGCTTCTTCATAATCTATTGCGGCACAACGATTAACAGGATCCTGAGGAATGTCTGTTACATAGATACCCGAGTTGTGCTTCTTACCATTGCTTTGTTGTGCAGGAACATGCTGAATTAATTTCAGCGCATCATCTCTGTTGGCAAAGTCAATGTCAATATCTGCGCTCATGCAGTATCCACCAATGCAGTCACAATGCGGACTTGTTCTTCGGCTCGTGCTACTGCTTGTAATGCATCTGCCACAGCGGGGTGTTTGGCTGCAAGTTCTTTAGCACGTGATTCTTCTGCCATTTTGATTTGAGCCCAGTTAATCACTGCCTGCACATCACCGTTGAGTTCCACTTGTGGATAACTGCTTTGCATGACCAGCCAACTACTACCGTCATATATTTCAAAGTTATTGTTATTGTATCGTACCATGCCGGCACTGGCGCGAGTCATGTCAATATAGGGCATGCTGTGACCATTGTTGGTAATGTATATGCCTTGCCCAGCGGTGATGTTTTTAATCATGTTACCATCCTGCTTTTGTTAAAATATCTTTCACGTATTCTTGATCTGCTGGGTAGTTTGAAAACTTCTTTTGCCAAGCGTCTGAGTCAATGTAGGGCCATACCATGGCCACTTGTTCAGTTGATAGTTCACTTAGAAACTTTTGTCCAGACTCTGAATTGTAAATCACCCAGGGACTTATACGTCCGGCTGTGACAGCATAACATAGACTATTGGTGTTGCCATAACGCATCCAGTCATGTGCAGGATTGCCAGTTTCTTCTGCCCAACGTATGCTGTGTTCTATTGCTCGAGCCAAGGCATCGTCTACTGCTTCCACACGCAAGTATTCAATCAAGTATTCAGTATAGACTTTGTCACTGCACCAATTGTCAATTTTCTTTTGTGCTTTCAGCAACCAGGTCATGAAACGTGCGGGCGCAACCACATGTGTGTTTACACAATAGTTTCCAAACTTGACAAATGCTCTGTAGTACGGTGATTCACAAAAGTCATCGTGTGTTTTGTTTTTGGCCGATCCTTGCATGGTTTCATAGAACTTGATGTAGGCCTGGAATCCCATGCGTACACCTGCTTCGTCTCGAGCAAGTTGTCGACGTTTGGGTTCACACATGTGAACAGCTATTGACGTTTCTCTAGAAAACGTTTTCTTGCAATAATCGCATACAAAACTCATGCTAACAGTTTACGCTCTTGAATGTAGTTTGTCAAATATTCATTTAGCATTTGGTGATGTCCAATTGCCGCATGTGTCATATCGGGCGGAACATAAGGTGCACCAGGTCCGTAGTCTTTGAGTTGAACACCTTGTCTGACTTGCCAGGCTGTGGCACGCCAGCCAAACTTGCCCACGATTTCGGGTTGATCAAACAATGTTAATCTAGGGTTTGATAAGAAATCTAAGTATAGGTTGTCTGCTTGCTGAAACATCAGCACCCTATGTCCACGACTTTGCAAATCAGCAATGGTGCTCAGCATGCGATACATCAAATCCTCAATGCGATCTAATATACTAAACACTTCGCTTTTGAGTTTGATTTCTACAAATTGATCTGAGTCTGCTTGTGTCCATCCCAACTGCCAGCGATGTCTAAACTCTTGATTTTGCGGATTGACCCAACGTCCTTCAAAGTCGTTTAGTTGTTCACATATGGGTATCTCTAGTCTTGACAGAAACGTCATGCCCAACACATACAATGTTGGCGGTGCTGTGTAGCTGTGCTTGAGTGTGGTTCTCAGTATGCGACTGTTTGCGCTACCACCTATGGCAAGACTAACAGGATTGTCTAGTCCCAACTGCTGGGCCAACTCCACATGTCCTTGCCCCACAGCATACGATTCCATGTAACTGCAACCGTTGACCACTAGATTCATTTTTTGTCCTGGCCAGCACGACGATTGTATTCGTCAATTTCTTTCTGGGTAGTGATTTCGCACATTACATCAATCTCATCATCTTTGTATGTGGGGTAGATGGCCATCAGGGCTTTGCGTTTGGCACTGAGTCCTGCTTCCTTTTTCTTGGGCGCAATCCATGGGTGTCTTGGTGTGCCTAGGTCTGGACTTACTGATGTGGCCATGAGCCAGTGTAGTTTGGGGTGTTTGCTAACATCAAAGAAATGTTTGTTCAGTCTCTCGTTACAACTGATAACATAAAATTCTTGTAGTTCACGTGAGCCCTCTACTGAACCGCCCCAACGTATCATGAGATAGTTTGAAAACTTTTTCTTTTCTTCTGCGGTGAGTTCGTCGTAGAATGATCTGTTCTTGCGATCAAACTGTCGCATTTCGTTGGCAATGTTTAGTTTATCACTCATTGGTCTTACTCAGTTTGTAGATCATTATAACACGATCCAGGGCGTCTTGTAAAGTGGGATTGGTCAGAGCAGCACGTCGGATCTCGCCCCACATCTTGTTTTCCACAATATGATCGCGTAGGGGTCTACCATCACTTGTTCTTGAATCGTAGTCTATTTTGTGTCCGTTGATGGGATCGTATTCCGTGCCAGATTCGTATCCTACAACCTGACGTGTGCTGGGGTCGGTGCCAGCTTCACGAGCATACACAATACCGTCAGCACGTTCGTAAATGTAGGTAGCATCTGGCTTGAGTGTGCCCATTAGTGATTCCTTTTGCCGTCAAACACACAGTTGAATATCAAATGCATTTCGCCGTCGTTGATCACTTGATGGAATGCTCCGTCGGGTATGAGAATTACATCACCAGAGCTGACTCTGAATTTTTCTTCACCCACAATCATCATGCCTGTGCCTTGTATAAAAAAGTAAACTTCTTCTTGCCCGGCATGGCTGTGTCCGCGAGTGGCCTTGCCGCGATACAGTTTGGTACTTGACAACACAAGATTGTTCAGTGTCCGATTATCTTTCAGCACATAGGTCTCGTTGTCTTTGACAACTTCTCCGCCGATGTCATGATGGTTGTATTTGAGTTTCATTACCAGGCCAGATTGTAGTTGACGATTTCACAGTTGCGACTGACATCTTTCACAAAATACACACAGTCAGGCTCTGCATCATCGTTTAGGGGCACGGCCAACATCTGACCGTTCTTGAGTTTGGGTGCATACCAGTTGACTTCATGATACACATCTAGGATTTCAATGTCCGGGAAACTAGGCCTATAACTGCTTAGTGGATTGAATTGAAATACCTTGAACCCTCTATCATTGATGCTGGTCAGTGGTAGTACTTCTAGGTCACCCACGTCGGGTTCACCAATCAAGATCTGCCAGTCCATGGGCATTTTAATTGTTTGTGTTCCAATACGCAACACCAAGGCAGGTGCATTGAACGATTCTAAAAAGATCAGCGGAATAAAATGATAGTCTGGGTCTGCTGGGTTTGAGTTGTCAAGTATGGCAAAACGCATGTCATCCACTTCCTCCGGCAAGTGATTCAAATCATAGTAGGTGTTGTCTAGTGTTAATATTCGCATGTTGTTATAATATAGTATTTGTCACACAATGTCAAGCATTTGATAGCGTTTGTATTTCCATATGCACAGCATCTGCTACCGTTTGTTGGGTAGCTTGATCTGTGTGAAAAGGGCGATCGTCATCATGATCTGGGTGCATGATATAAGTATCACCTACCATCTTGCCTTTTAGTTGATAATCAAACATAGCTCGTCCCAATGACTGTTTCATGTCTATGGGAACTATTCCTGCTTTTTCTGCTTGATAATGCCAGTGTGCCAGGATCCAAGAGTCAACTTCTTGGTACAATTCTTCATTGAAAAAATATTTGAAATGGTATTCAATGGCCTTGTGTTGATCTTTGGTGAGTATCAAGGTGGGATTGTTTTCAAGACCATGTGGTACTGTACTCAGTATGGGTGAATCATTGTCAGTGGTTGGTACTCCATTATGGAATACAAACTTAGTTGGTATTCCATTTGAAGATGTACATCTTGGGTTGTGTCCAACATACTTAGTGTAAGAACTTTCATCATCTTTGAATGGATA